CAAGTGGAAGTTCACGGATAGGAAACATCAAATGGCAAGTTACAAAGTAATCAGCAACAACTTTGCTTTAGGTAATCAGGGTGACACTGTGGACAGTGAAGCGTTGGTTGGGTGTAACATTCCAGCATTGATCGAAGGCGAACATATCGTTGAGATCGTTTCACGCAAAAAAGATTCAGTTACGGAATAGGAAAACATCATGGCTGTTCAGGTTCTCACTAACGCAAGCATCTCGATTGCTGGCACTGACCTATCCTCACTGGCGAACAGTGTTTCGTTGAATTATGAGTTTGATTCCGTTGAGGTAACAGCCTTCGGTGGCAACCATCAGTTCACTGGTGGATTGCAAAACAACAGTTGTGAGATCACTTTGATGCAAGATTATGCTTCATTGAAAACCGAAGCAACAATTTATCCTTTGGTTGGAACAACTTGCACACTGATCATCATTCCTGTTGCTGGCACTGTGTCAACAACCAATCCTCGCTACACGATCACCAATGCGTTCCTCGCAGCGCACACACCTGTTGCAGGTGCTGTTGGTGAACTTGCAATGACCACGCTTACCTTCACGGGTGGCACGCTCGCAAAAACAACAACTGCATAACCAAAATTAAGGAATCATCATGGCTGTATTAGTTTTAACCAACGCACACATCACAGTTAACTCAGTTGTATTGAGTTCGCTAGGCAATAGCGTTTCCGTGAATTATGAAGTGGACTCTGTTGAGGTCACTGCGTTCGGAGATGGTGGACACAGGTTCACAGGTGGGTTGCAAAACAACTCAATCGAGATGACATTGAACCAAGACTTCGCTGCAGGTTTGACTGAAGCAACGATTTATCCTTTGGTTGGAACTGCAACCACAGTTATCATTCGCCCGAACGGTGCAACCACTGGTGCAACAAACCCTTCGTACACGATTTCCAACACCTATCTGGCTGCACATACACCTGTGGCTGGTGCTGTTGGAGAGTTGGCACAAACAACGCTCACCTTTACTGGTGGCACAATCGTGAAGGCTGTTGCCTGATCTAGTAAGTAACACAAACAATTAGAAGGAGATTGCAATGAAAATTGCTTTGATGGTTGAGTTCAATGATGGTGTGAAGGCTGATGTTGATGCCGTGTTCGCAGACTTTGTTGCGTTTGAACGCACATGGTCACGCAGCGTTGCACGGTTCGAAACAGAGATCCGTTTAACAGATTTGGCATGGTTGGCGTGGCACAGCGAAACCCGTACACGCAAAACCAATCTCAAGTTTGATCCTGACTGGATTAACACGGTCACTACGGTTGAAATCCGTGAGGAAGTAGAAGCCCCAAAAGCCGACTAGGTGACGATTCTGCTCATTGGATCGTTGCCTATTTAGCGTGCGAGACTGGCATTGCGCCTTCGTTGTTGCTTGCTGAAAGTAATGTGATGTTGCAATCAATGTTGGATTATCTGAACAAGAAGGCTGAGCGTGCTAATCGGAAACGGTAGTACAATCGTGCGTTATGGGTATCAATGTTGATGTGTATGGTGTGCGTGAAACGCTTGCAGAGTTGCGCAAATATGAAAAGCAGGCGTATAAAACCATTACTGACGATTTGAAGTTGTCTGCGAAACCTGCTGCTGATGCTGTGGGGCGTGAGTTCCCGTCTGAGCCTTTGTTGAACTGGCATACATCTGGTGGGCGTAAAGGTAAATCACGCTTGCCTCCTTACAACGGTGCTACAGCGAAAAGGAAAGTGAAACCTGTTGTTAGCACCAGCAGACCTAGAGGGAACAACCAGCATGGGTTGATTCGTTTGCAACAATCTGATGCTGGTGGTCAGGTGTATGACTCTGCAGGTTCAGCAACAAAAGCAGGGCGTGGACCAGAAGCCTCTGCAGGTCAGAAGTTTGTTGCTAACCTTGATAAGCGTTCAAAGCAGTCATCAGGAACAAAATATCGTTCCCGTGTAATGTACCCTCAGACGAAAAAGAATCTGCCGTTGATTGAAAAGGCTGTTGAGGCTTCTATTCGTAAGATTGATGGTGAAGTACAGAAACGATTGAACGGATAGCCCTATGGCAGTTGGCGTAAATATAGTAAGCACCTTTGACAGCAAGGGAATATCCCGTGCAATTTCTGACTTCAAAAAACTAGAGGGCGCAGGAAACAAAAGCACTTTCGCTTTGCGCACATTCGATAAGGGAATGACCAACACCATCAAGACTGTTGCAAAGGTTGGTGCAGCCGTTGGTGCTGCTGCAGGTGTTATCGGTTTCAAACTTGCCTCTGCAGCATATGAATCACAGAAGGTTATGGCGCAAACAACTGCGATCATTAAGGCTACGGGTGGGGCTGCAGGTGTCACAGCGTCACAGGTCAGCAAACTATCTGAACAACTTGCCATGCAGATTGGTGTTGATGATGAGTTAATCCAGAAGTCTGCGAACTTGTTGCTCACTTTCAAACAGGTACAGAATCAGGTTGGTGAGGGCAACAACATTTTTGATCGTGCTGTTATCACGGCACAGGATTTGGGCAATGTGTTTGGTTCTGCTGATGCTGCAGCCATGCAACTTGGTAAGGCGTTGAGCGATCCTGTGAAGGGTATTACTGCTTTGCGTAGGGCTGGTATTAACTTCACAGAGCAACAGAAGGAACAGATCAAAACTTTGGTTGCTTCTGGTGATGTGTTGGGTGCGCAGAAACTTATTTTGGCTGAGGTTGAGTCGCAGGTTGGTGGTACGGCTGCTGCGTCTGCTACGGGTTTTGATCGTATGCGTGTTGCGATGGGGAATGTGGCAGAGGAGTTTGGTGCAATCCTTATCCCATATATTGAGAAGTTTGCAAACTTTGTGATCCAGAAGGTTGTGCCTTATCTGAACAAACTTGCTGATGTGATTGGTGAAAAGGGTATGGGTGCTGGTATCAAGATGCTGGCTGGTGACTTTGTGAGCCTGACTACCAACATGGGTGCGTTTGGGAACACCATTCTTGCTTTGACTGCAGCGTTTGTTGCGTTGAAACTAGTCACTATCGCTGCGACTATTTCACAGAACTTGTTTAATGTTGCGTTGCTTTCCAACCCGATTGGCATAATCGTTGCAGCCGTTATCACTTTGGGTGTTGCTCTTGTTGCCTTGTATCTCAAGTTTGAGGTTGTGCGCAAGGTGGTGAACTCTGTGATCAACTTCATTATTGGTTTGATTGAGAATTGGCTGAATGTGTGGATCCGGATCATCAACGGAATCATCACTGGAATCAACCTGTTGATTAAGGCTGCGAACTTCTTTGGTGCAGGGCTAAAAGAGATCGGGCATATTGGGCAGGTTGAGTTTGGGCGCATTGGTTCTGCTGCTGAAGGCGCACGCAAAAAGATCGGCAGTGTTGCTGAGGTTGCTGGTGCTATGCGTGAAAAAGAAGGTGGAGTGCAGAAAGTAGTTAAAGCGTTGAATGATGTTGCTACTGCAGCAGGTGGCACAGGTGGTGGCGGTGGTGGTGGTGCTGCTAAGGCTGTTGAAACTGCACAGGAAAAACTGCAGAAATATATTGATGCGTTGAAGGGTATGAGTTCTGCCCAGAAGGCAGCCCGTGACGCTGACAAATCTTTGATGAAGTCACGCACAAGTTTGGCTGAGGCAACCACGAAACTGACTGATGCGCAAGCGTATTTCAATCAGGTTGTTGCTGGTTATGGTGCTGATAGCAAGCAGGCGAAGGATCGTCAAGTTGCTTTGCGTAAAGCGCAGGGTGCTGTTGAAAAGGCTGGGTATGATGTCGAAAGTTCAGTGTTTGCTGTTGCTGAGGCTGAGGAGGAGTTAGCGAAACTGCGCAAAGATCCAGAGACTTCTGCTAAGGCTATTCGTGAGGCAGAGATTTCTCTTGCTGAAGCGAAACTGAATGTTGCTGATGCAACTGAATCGCAGGTTGAGGCTACGGATGCGCTGACTGAAGCAGAGCAAATGTTGAATGAAGCGATCAACGGTGCGAAAGAGGGAAGTGACGCATATACCGAAGCGGTGGACAAGTTGAATGATGCTAAGAAATCGCAGGCAGATGCGGAGGATGCGGTAACGGAAGCCATTATTCGTCAGATAGAAGCAGTTGAAAAGTTGCGTGAGGCAGAAACTAAAGCGCAAGAGGCACGAACAGGTGTGAAGGCTGGTGCAGCAACAACAGCAGAAACGCAAGTCGGTGTAGCACCACCACCTGCAGCAACTGCTGGTGGGTTCGGTTCGTTCATGGAGGCTGTGCGTGGGATACATCCAAATAGCCAAGCCTTGAAATCATCTACACCTGTTACTGATGCTCGAAAACAATTCCCAAAACTTTATGCCGAATACAAGGCAAAAGGTTTGGCTATGGCTCAGGGTGGAATCGTCACGAAACCTACGCAACTGCTCGCAGGTGAAGCAGGTGCAGAAGCAATAATTCCTCTCGACAAATTGCAATCAGGCATGACAGTCAATGTCACGATCAATGCTGGCATGGGTGCTGATCCTGCAACTATTGGTGATGAGATTGTGAATGTGTTGCAACGCTACAACCGTAGGAATGGTGCATTACCGTTGAAGGTGGCGTGATATGACAGTTGAGATGGCTTGGGGTGAGGACATTTCCGTTGTTATGGAATCAGGTGTTCCTGTTGATGGGTTCACTATTGGTAGCGCAACGCTTGGTGTTATTGGTGAGGATTATATTGGTGGCACTTTTCTTGTTGATGTAACAGAGTTCGTTACAGACATTTCTACTTCACGGGGTCGCACAGATCAGTTGCAACAGTTCAACGCTGGAACTATCTCCATCACACTCAATAACTCTGACCGCAGGTTTGACCCAACGAATACTGATTCTCCTTATTACAACAGCACCACTGGCAGGTTCACGCTTACTCCACGCAAACGGGTTTATCTTTACTCAGAGGGCGAACCTTTGTTCACTGGCTCTATCACGGATCTAAACATTGAATACAAGCCGCAGTCAGTCACGGCTGCAACAGATATCAGCACGGTCACTGTTTCTGCTTCAGATGACTTTGTGCTGTTGGCTAACACTTTTATCAATCCAGAGTATGAGCCTGTGCAAACGGTTTCAGGCAATCGTTTGCTTGAAGTGCTGTCACTTCCTAGCGTTGATTTCCCTACAGATAAATATGACATTCCATTGAATTACGGTGTTTCAGTACTGGGTGGTACAGCGTTCAACGCAGCGTTTACCGTTGCTGCTGGGACTAATGCTTTGCAATATATTCAGAAAATCAGTGAGGCAGAACAAGGATATTTGTTTATGGATGCTTCAGGGATGCTGACATTTGTTGAACGGCTAGAACCTCAGTATCAAACTTCGGAGGCATTTTTTTCTGACACAGGTTCAAACATCCCTTATAACACTTTGTCTGTGATGTTTGGTCAAGAGCAGTTGTATAACGATATTACGATTACGAATGTTTCTGGCACAGAGTTTTCTTTGACGGATGCAACATCTATTGCTGAATATGGTTTATCAACATTTGATCTGACTGATACTTTACTTGCTGATAGTGCTGGTGATGAACAGTTGGATCTGTTAGCCCAGAACCTTTTGCTTAGGTATAAGCAGCCTGCATACCGTTTTGACAAGATGACCGTGACCTATAACGGCTTGAGTTCTGCTAAACAACTGTCATTAAGCCAGTTGGAGTTGGCAGACATTATTTCAATTACACGCACCTACCCTGTAGGCACACCTGCATCTGTGACACAGCAATACAGCGTTGAGTCTTTGCGTCATATGATCACACCTTCGTCTCACAGGCTTGAGATTGGGTTGGCTGTTGCGCCTCTGGCGTATCCTCTGATTCTGGATGACGCAATTTACGGTACGCTGTCTGAAACCAATGCGCTAAGTTAGAGAAACATCACGGAGGTTCTATGCCATTAGCAGGCACAAAATTATTTACTGCAGGAGAAGTGCTTACAGCATTGGATGTTCAGTACTACCTGATGGATCAGGTAGTGATGACTTTCGTGAACACTGCTGAGCGTGATGCAGAGTTTGGTGGTGCAGGTGAACCGACACTTGCAGAAGGAATGTTTGCTTATACGGCTGACACAAACACTTTGTGGTATTACACAGGGTCAGCGTGGGAATATGCTGGTGCAACATCACAGGCTTTGACATTAAATGCGCAAACAGGAACTTCATATACCTATGTGCTGAGTGACGCAGGGAAGTTTGTGACATTCAATAACGCTTCTGCTATCGGTTCGGTTATCCCAACTAACGCTTCTGTCCCATTTCCGATTGGTACGCAGATCAACATTTTGCAGTTGGGTGCTGGTGCTGTTGCTGTTGGTGCTTCTGGTGGTGTTACGGCAGTTAGTCAGGGAAGCAAGTTCCGCACTAATGGTCAGTATGCTGCAGCGACTTTGGTAAAGATTGCTACTGATACTTGGGTTGTTATCGGCAACTTGCAGGTTTAGTTATGCAGATCCTTGCAGGAGTTGGTGCTGGAGTTCCATCAGCACCTTCATCTATTGAACTTCTTGTGGTTGCTGGTGGTGCTGGTAGCGCAGGTTTTTTTAGTGCTGGTGGTGGCGCAGGTGGTTACAGGTCTGATTCTGCTTTTGCTGTAACTGCTGGCGTTTCATACACGGTGACTGTTGGTGGTGGTGGTGCAGCCACGAACGCTTTGAACAATCGTGGCGGTAGTGGGTCAGATTCAGTTTTCAGCACAATCACTTCCGCAGGTGGTGGTGGTGGTGGTGGTGAGTTCAATGTTGTTGGTGGTAATGGTGGAAGCGGTGGTGGCAGCCCGTATCAAACAGCAGGTTTTGGCTCTGGAAACACACCATCAACATCTCCTTCACAGGGAAACAATGGTGGTGCAGGTTCGGCAACGGTTGCATCTGCTAGAGCAGGCGCAGGTGGTGGTGGTGGTGCAAGTGCAGCAGGTCAATCTGCACCTAGCCTTGATCAAGGTGGCAACGGTGGTGCTGGAACAGCATCATCAATAACTGGTTCATCTGTAACTAGAGCAGGCGGTGGTG